CGTTCTAACTGAATCAAACTTTACAATCATTGAGTGATGGCATTTCCATCTTTGACGCCCACTGGTCGCCAGTTCAAGCCAGGAGATTTTCCTAGCAAAGCGTATAACTCGCAATCTGGCGTAGAGGTACGGATTCTCTATGGATCACGACGTGTTAACGCCACGTTGAGTTTGTCTTATTCCAATGTTGAAGACGCATCTGCGGAATCTTTTTTAAACGATTACCTTGATCAACTAGGCACGTTTCGTACTTTTACGTTGCCAGCAAGCGTCTTTGAAGGATGGTCTGGATCAAGCTCTTCTCTTGATGCGCCTCCTGGCACAAAGTGGCGATATGACGGTCAGCCGCAGGTGCAAGCGGTGCGTCCAGGCATTAGCAGCGTTACAGTGGCGTTACGAGCAGTGGCCTAATGGCAAAAGTCTATTCAGGCAGAGACGGCGTGATGCAGCTTGCTGGAACGGACCTTGCTAAGGTCGTCAACTTTTCGTTGCAAGCAAATCTTGAGACACTTGAAACCACCACGCTCAGCGAAAACATACGCAGTTATACACCGGGCATCGCAGGTTATAGCGGTAGCGCAACTTTGCTGTACTACAAAGAGAACAATAACAGCATAAATACGACTAATTTACTAAACAAGCTATATAAGACTGGTACGGCTGGTGTAAGCAGCAGCGATACTGTAGAGCTTACTTTTCGCTGGGTTGACGGTGCAGACAGAAACGATATTAAGTTAACCGCTTACATAACCAGCGCAAGCATTGGCGCGTCTACTGGAGAAATTGTGCAAGCGCAAATCAGCTTCCAAGGGACTGGCGCACTTTCAACGGTGACGATCTGATGAGCGTTTACCTAGGCACTCACGGCGAAATTGAATTGCAACGTCAATTTGGCGATGTTGAATTGACGTCAACAATTAACCCTTCAGACGTAAACGTTACAAAGAAACGGTTTAGTTTTGACTTTGAGCATGGTCAGTTAATTAGTGGTGATCAAATTGAGATTACAAGCACCGATAATTCAACCCTTGATTTTATTGACAGCTATACAGATACTAGCGTTAAAAAGTTTATTCATGTTGACGAGCTAGGCGGGATCAGGCTTTACAACAGGTTTGCTCACGCCGTGAATGGCGGAACAACAAATGCTATCGCCCTAGCTGCACCTGCAAATAATATACCTATCCGCGTCAAAGTACAAAATTTAAAGTACAGAGTTTTAGCACAAGTTAATAGTTTTGAACTTAACACTGAACGAGAAACGGTAGACACGACTACCTTGTCAGACGAGTTTAGGAGCAGGATCAGCACGCTAATGTCTGGCTCAGGCCGGATGTCTTGCTTTTGGGAATATACTGGCGATCAGAACAGAGAGTTGCCAAATTATCTTGTTGAGTTAATACTACGCACCAAGGTTGGCAGTCAATTTAAAGGACGTTTTTATATAAAAAAATCTGGCCACAACCCAAGTGGAATTTTAGAAGCTTCAAACGATGAGATTTTTTATGAGCTTAGTGGTGTTTTAACTGCCTGCGCTGTGCAATTTGCGCCGAATAATACAGTGCAGGTTCAGGCTGACTTTATTAGCACCGGACTAATCCAGCTACGGATGGATCTTGAGGTGGGATCAAAACTGCTGCAAGAGGATGCTAGTGACATATTGACAGAAGAAGGGGCTGGAAACGCAATCTTGCTGGAAGGCTTGTGATTGCAGCTCTATGATGAGCCCATCGTGGTTCAGACGTAGCGTTTCATGGCTGACCTAAAAATCAGTGAACTTGGCAGCCTTGCAGGGGCCGACTTGGTTGCTGCAGACGTAGTCGCTGTAGTTGATAACAGCGCAAGCGAAACCAAGAAGCTGACGGTCAGTGACCTTATCGCTAACGGCGTCACGTTAATTTCTGACGCAACGATCCCAAGCGCAAAGGTTTTGTTCAGCGCGGGAGCGGTAAATGCTGCTGCTCTTGCAAGTTCTGCCGTCGAGACTGCCAAGATAAATGATTCAGCCGTAACAGCGGCAAAACTTGCCGACAATTCAAGCGTAACGCTGGTTTCTACGCTTCCTGGTTCTGGCGATTTTGTTGGTCAGGTTGCTTTAGACACGGATGATTCAAAAATCTACGTTTGGTCAGGGTCAGCTTGGACAAGCGTTAAAGCTGCTGGCTCTATCAACGTTGTCAATGGCAGCACAAGCGGTCTTGTCAATATCACGGCAACTACTAGCGGCGACACCGTAACGATCAGTACGACGCTGGACGATACTTCTGCAGCTCGTCAGTTTCTTGCTGGTCCTACTGGTGCCGGTGGAACAGTTGGATACAGGGCAATCATTGGGACAGATTTGCCAACTGCTTCAAGCTCCGCAAAAGGTGGCGTTATCGTCAACGGTAACGGCTTGGCGATGTCTGGGGACACGCTGACTGTTAATAACAGCGTTACAGCTGAGACGACAGAAAATCACCTTGTTAAATATGACGCTAATGGTCTTGTTACTAGCGGTCGAGTTATAGCGTCTGGGGATGTTCCAGTTGCTACGTCATCTGCAACTGGTGCCGTAAGTCCTGGAACGGGCTTAAGTGTCACTGGCTCTGGTGTTTTAAATCATTCAAATAGTCTCACTGCTGCTACTGGGCCAAAGATTACTTTTGACGCACAAGGCCACGTAACTGGCAGCACGGCTCTTGTTGCTTCAGACATTCCAAATTTAGATGCAGCGAAAATCACAACAGGCAGTTTAGCTTCTGCGCGGATTGCTGATGATGCGATTACAGCAGACAAGCTAGCTGATCGTTCAACAGCAACGATTGCAGAGGTGACACCTGCTGGCGGTGCATATATTGGTCAAACTCATTTAAACAGTATCACCGGAGATTATTTTCTTTGGGATGGAAACGTTTGGCAGCCAATCGGTATTAGTGTTGGCGAAATTGTTTTAGCAGGAACATATAACGCAACAACGAACCTACTCGCAACGGTCACGACTGAAGGCATTGCAGTTGGTTACAGCGTTGGATCGGCCTTGCCAGCTGCTTCTAGTAGCAACAAGGGACATTATGTGATTGTTAGCACGGCTGGTACTGGCACGTCACCTGCTCCAACTATTGCTTTAGAGCCGCCTGATTTTCTGCTGTCAACGGGTACTCTTTACACAGAGATTGACGTATCACAAACAGTTACCGCGCAGCAAGCATCAAACATTCAATTTACTCCTACTGGCAGCATCGCTTCTAATAACGTTCAAACAGCTATTACAGAGGTTGATACTGAAAAAGCTCCAAAAGCTAGCCCGACATTCTCGGGCACAGTTTCGCTAGATACGGCAGCAACAATTCAATTTGAGGGTTCAAGCGCCAACGACTTTGAAACAACTTTAACGGTTACCGATCCAACGGCTGACCGCACCATCACACTGCCAGATGTTACTGGAACGGTAGTAACAACTGGTGATACTGGCAGTGTTACTAGCACGATGATTGCTGATGGAGCAATTGTTAATGCTGATATTAACGCTAGTGCAGAGATTGCAGTCAGCAAGCTTGCAAACGGTACTGCGCGTCAACTCTTGCAGACTGATGCTGGTGGAGCAGGTGTTGAATTTACAAGCAACGTTGATGTCCCTGGAACGTTAGATGTAACGAGTGCGGCAACGTTTGATTCAACGGTTGCTGTAACTGGCTTACTTAGTGCCAATGGCAAGTTGGCATATCCAGCGGGTTCAGCTGCTGCAGTCAGCTTGTATTCAGGATCTGACACTGATACTGGTATTTATTCGCCAGGGTCTAATCAGTTTGGGATTTCGACAGCTGGAACGTCACGCATTGTTGTTGACAGCTCGGGGAATGTTGGGATTGGAACGACGTCGCCTCAACGACTTGAACATCTTTCAACTTCTACAGATACGCAACTTCGTGTCGAATCAACTTCTGCAAGTAGCAACAATGAAGCCGCTGTTGAGCTTATTCGTGGCAGCAATCAAAGCGCAATAAAAAACAAAGCAGGGGGGCTTGAGTTTTTCACAGGTGGACTTACTTCTGAGCGCCTACGAATCGACAGCTCAGGCAATGTTGGGATTGGAACAACTTCACCGCTTGCCTTTGGACCGTCCTTGCATGTTGCTGGAACAGATCCAGCTTTTATACTGCAGGATACGGCAACAGCTGTTGATTTCCTAGGTTGTAATATCACAAGCGGCGCAGTAACTACATGGTTTGATGACGCTGCTCATTACGCTATTGGTACAGCAAGTGGAGTATCAGGTAGCAGTTACAGCGAAAAAATACGTATCGACAGCTCGGGAAATGTTGGGATTGGGCGTAACTCTCCAGGCGAAAAATTAGATATATTATCAACATCTGGTAATTGCCTCATTAAGATGCAAGCTCCAGCTGGATCAGTAAGCGGTTTCAATGCAATAGGTAGCAACATACTTGCTTTTCAGACTGGTTTTAGCGAGCGGATGCGAATCGACAGCTCAGGCAGGCTGTTGGTTGGTAGGTCTACTGTGCGTAACGCAGGGAATTCCTCTCAATCTACAAGATCTCCGCTTTACTTTATTGAAGGAGCAGGCGCTAATGCTTTTGCAGTTTTTACAGGAATTATTGGAAGAGCCGATAGCAACGGACCAAATTTTGTACTTGCAAAAACAAGATCAAACTCTAGTGGAGCTAATACCATTGTTCAAAATGGCGACAATTTAGGTCGGTTTACTTTTGCTGGTGCAGATGGAGTTGACTTAAACAGTGTTGGCGCTTCCATCGCTGCCTTTGTAGACGGTGCTCCTTCAGAGAATGATATGCCAGGAAGGTTAGTTTTTTCTACTACTGCCGATGGTGCGTCTTCTCCGACCGAGCGGATGCGAATCGACAGCGATGGGGGGGTGATCATAAACAATGCCAACAATATTGGCGGAATAATGAATCTCAAATCTCGTGCAACTACGAGTTTTATTTTTGAGTTTACGCATCATTCAAATAATGCTACAGTTGGCTCTGTTATCACATCAACATCATCCACCGCCTTCAATACTAATTCTGATTATCGTTTAAAAGAGAACGTTGTCAACATTTCTGACGGTATTACCCGCGTCAAACAACTTGCACCTAAGCGTTTTAACTTTATTGCTGACGCTGAAACAACTGTTGACGGCTTCCTTGCACACGAAGCACAAACCGTCGTTCCAGAAGCTGTCACTGGAGAGCACAACGCTGTAAAAGTTTGGCAAGAAGGCGAAAAACTGCCTGATGGCGTTTCTGTTGGAGACAACAAGCTGGATGAAGATGGCAACACAATTCCTGATTATCAAGGTATCGACCAGTCCAAACTTGTGCCGCTGCTAACTGCTGCATTGCAAGAAGCGATCACCAAGATCGAAACCTTGGAAACCAAAGTCGCAGCTCTTGAGGCTGGCTAATGATTAGCGCCCCGTGGCAACGCGGGGCTTTCCATTTACACTAATTCTGCATTCGTTTAACTATGGCAAACACCTACGTTTGGAAAGTCGGTCAGTGTGATCGCACTTTGTCTGATGGCATGATCAATACGCTCCACTACACAGTAAATGCAACTGATGAAGATGGAACGTATAGCGTTGGCGCTTATGGCTCTGTTGGTCTTGAGCCTGCAGATGCAGAAAGCATGATCAAGTATGACGACGTAACAGAGGCGCAAGCTGTTTCATGGGCGCAAGCCGCCATTGGTGGTGCGGACAAGGTTGCATCGATACACGCAGCATTGGATGCACAGCTTTTGGAAAAGAAAACGCCAACCAGAGGTGCAGGCGTACCCTGGAGCGCCTGATGCAACGACCTGACCCAATGATCGCCTCAAAACCTGGTGCTGAGGACGTACAAGCCATGGCGGCAAGGACCCTGTGGTTGGAAGAGCTGTTCG